ACATATAAAATGTTTAGAATGGCAGAAAAAACATCTGTTAGAGTGTTAGAAGATGTGTCAATTGATGAAGAATATATTACTGTTGATGAAGGAGATTGGTTTGTTGAACCTACTTGGACAAGCGGAAGACCTGATTATTTAGATTATTTATTTAATTCACATGGACATTTTCTTGGTATAGTAAAGAGTAAGCATTCTTCAGTATTAGATGGGGGAGTAAGCGGAGGTAATCCTCACGCAGGTATTTTTGAAGGTAGTGCTGATTTAATGCCTTATGTAGTTAATTTACCAACTGCAACAGGTCAAGCAGGAATAAGTTATCCTAATGTTGCTATATCTAGTACCACAGGTTCAGGTGTAAATGCTACTGTAAATATTACAGAAAGTGGTTCAGGTGCTATTAGCGGAATTATAATTGCTGATACAGGGAACGGTTATTTTGCTGGTGATATTATTACTATAACTGCTGCTGATTTAGATACTGCTAGTGGTGGTACTGCTACATATAATGGTGATTTAGTTATTAGAATACCTACCAATGTAATTAGATTATATACAAATGCTAATGCTGGAAGTGATGCAAATACTTTAGCAGGTTATTTTGCTAATACTTTAGCAGTAGCAGGAAATAAAGGTTTTGAATTTAATAGCCATTTAAGAGATATGGAAAGTATAATAAATTTAACAAATTTTGGTTATAATACAGGTACAAATGGTATAAAAACAACAGTTACAGGTGCATTATGTACAATGTCTACTAATAACCATTTATACTCATTAAGATTTACACATACTCATCCTTATAATGATGTTCAAAAGAATTTTAGTTTTATGACTAATTATTTAGGAGAAGGACAAAAATTTACAACAAAAGAATATTTACCTATGTTAATTCAAGTTTTAGATAGAGCGAATGAAGCATTAACTAGCGCAAACGATACAATTAATGATGTTGATGGCGACCCTGTGAATCCTGCTGTAATATACGATGAAGAAGGAGAAAGAAGTGCAGGAACATATTCTATATTAGGAGGTTTTACAGATAAAACACAATTAGTTGGTAATGATAATCATATAACTGCATCAGCATATCGCAATTACTCTACTAAACATAATATAAATTCTTACGGAATAAGTATTAACAGACCTAGAGTTTATACACCTTTCTTTTTTAATACTTTAAATTTAGAAGTAGGTAGTGTAGGAGATTCAGGTGCTTCTTGGACAGGTTATCCTGCTATGACCCGTAATTATCATACTAGATTTACACCATTTAGCCAAACACAAACAATAAGTCAAGACGATGTTAATTTATTAAATGGGCATAAAGAAGCATGGACAAGTATAATAGGAGGACAAAGAAGCACTACAGGTTTAACTACTGTTACTGCTAATGCTACTCCTAGTGGTTCAGCAGACCAACAAATATCTGTTACTTCTGCTGCTGCTTTAGGAACATGTATTGGTAAAGGTGTTGCCGTATGGGATAATAATAATAAACCTAGATTCTTAGGATATATTAGTGATGATGACCATAGTGCTAATTGGATTAAAATAGATAAATTAAAAACAAGTGTTGCTGTTGGAGAAACATTGTATATTATTGAAGCAGCACCATATAATTATTATCACCCTAGTAGACTTATATCTATGTGTGCTTTAAATCATTTTGTACAATATGGCGCAAATTCATCTCTTAATTCAGTTGAATATTTTCCTAATAATGGTTTTGATTTTTATTATGGTGCTGGTGTTGGTCCATTTAGAGGAGGTAAGTTTGTATTACTAAAAAACCTTACATTCAAAGGTAGTGAAACTGCTGAATATCAATCAGGTTCTTCTTTTAGAATTGATATTGCTGATGGTTCTACTTATTATGATTATAGTGGTGGTGCTGGTATCATAGGTAATTCTGATATGTGTGAAACATTAAAAAATATTGATACAACAGCAACACCATTTAATGTAGCAGGTGGATTAGTATTTAGAGGAGATGACGAAGAATTCGGTACTATTGACGAAAAAGGTAATACTATATCAAGTAGTGAATTAAAAAATAATAATCAGTTTGGGCACTATGCATTTAAGCCTAGTTTAAGAATAGGAACAGGTGGTAGTAGAAGAGAATTAAATACTACTGTTAGTAGTGTAAATGCTGATGGTGAAAGAACTATCACAATTGATTTTTCAGGAAACAATGCTGGACACAATTCTTGGGTAACCTTTACTCCTAATTTAACTAATTATTATTTAGTTAGTAATGAGATTCTTAATGATGGTGCTACTGATGGTAGTGAAAGTACAAGTACAAGATTACCAGGATTACATCAAGATTATAAAACAGTTTTTAAAGATTCAGATACTATGAATAGTAATAGTCAAACAATTGGTCAAATAGGAACAGAAGATACAGTACCTAGATATATTCACCAAATATTAAAACATGAAGTAAGTTGGAATAATGATGGAACACAAAAGCATATTTTAACTATTGATAATGCTAATAATATTAGCGACCCTTCTGATGATAGTTATAGAAATAAAGGAGAATATAGATTAATGAAATTTGCTGATGTTTGTACTTATGATTATTCCCCTAATGAAATTGCATTATACACAATGACACCTAAGTATACTAAGATGCCTAATAGTAATGAACTATATTCAGATATTATGCATCATAATATAACATCTTCAGTATATCAAGGTAATATAGATTTAGTAGGTAATACATCTCCTGCTAGCACTAATGTTAGAGATGGTAAATCTAAAGCACAATCAACAGGTAGAAGTAGACATAATGAAGGTTTTAACTCAATGTATGTCTTAATAGACCCTGACCCTGAAAGTAGTGATTATACTTTAATTAGAGATATAAATCAGATGGTTGCTTCCGATAAAAGATTTAAGATAAATGAACCTATGGAAATGGTAGTAAATGATGGTAATAATAAATATGTAGAAACTGTTTCTTTTACACAAAATGACCATTTAGAAGGTAGAGGAACAATGTCTTTAACTTTATCAGAAACAAATGAAACAGTAGGTTTAGTATCTTTTGGTGAAACCTTTACATTAGAGATTCCTGCTGAAATAGATATAGATGCAGATACTTGTAAAATTGGAACTACATTTAATATTGGGGAAGAAGTAGATAAAATTATTAATGATTTATTTGAAATTAATAATATTGTGTATACAAGTAGTAATGTAACTGAAAAGTATATGTTAGCACCTAATTTAAAAGGTGGCGATTTATATAACACTTTAAAGTTTATAGGTAGATTTAAAGGATTAGAACCTAGAGTAATAGGTCAAGATATTTTAATTAAAGAAATTGATGATGCATCTGATATTACAAATATTAATATCAAAGAAGGAGAATCGCAAGTAGTATTATCTAAAAGAAACACTTCTACATTTGATGTGTATAATCATATTATTGTTTATGGTGATGGTGTAAAATCAGAAAAAAGAAATAGTGTCAGTATTAAAAATATAGGTGTAAAAACTTTAGAAGAAACAGACTTAACATTAAGAACCGTTAAAGAAGTAAATGAAAGAGCATCTGATTTATTAAAATTACATACAGGTGGTACACATCAAATAGAATTAAATGTAGGACTACCTGATTTAGAATATTTAGAAGTAGGTAAAATTATTACAATAGATTATCCTTCAGAAAATATACCTGTTGGTAAATATTTAATATTAGAAATAAACCATTCAATAGGTAAAGCGTTAAACTTAGTAGTAGGATATTTCACTAAAGGTATGGAGTTTAGATTGGCTGAATTAATATCAGCAGGTAAAAAGGTTAACTCTAATTTAAGAGGAGATAGATTAGAAGGTACAGATAATTTCTTTGACTTAGTATCTAATATACAAATTAAGGAAATTAGAATACAGGTAAAAGAAACTTCTACAACAGTAGGTTCTGAACAATTCCTAGGATTTAGTACACCGTTAGGTTTTAGTAGTAATTTAGGATTCGTAGGAACAACAGAAACAACCAATTTAATTTATGAAGAGGAATTATAATGACAGTAACAGAAACAGCAAGACAGTTCGTAAGAACAAAATTAAATGATGAATATGTAAAAATGGATATTGGAGAAGGTGGGGGAAGTACAGATATTAGTATGAATAGTTTATTTGCCTCAATTACTTCAGCAGCCAGCCAACCTTTATTAAGTGCAACTAGAAGTGTATCAACAGATAATCAGATAGAGTTTAAGACCACAGTTTCAGGTTCAACTTATGCAGGTTATACAATTAGAGAAGTAGGAATTTTAAATGCAGGTGGTACAGGAATGTTAACAAGAATACCAATTGACCCAATAGGACCGTTAGAGAATACAAAAACTTATGAAATTGTAGTAATTATGGAGGTAGAATAAAATGGTAACTAACCCAAATCATATTAGTGGATTAAACACAACAGACCAAATTAGAGATAATACAGACCACATACATTCAGGTATTATAAAAGCCTTGAATAGTATGGTTGGAGGAAATATGGTTATTGAAGGTTGTAATGTAACTCAAACAACTTCAGGTGCAAGAACTCAATTTGATGTAGCAAATGGGAAATATTTGAGAGATGGGCAACTTGTTTCTTTTAGTGCTAGTAGCGTTACATTGGCTTCAAATCAAGTTTCAAGCGCAACGGCAAATTATGATTATTACTTATTATTGGTTTTTACAAGCGGTGGCGGTTTAGCAATTCGTGGAGATAACAGTTTAATTAATGCCACAAGTCCAAAGGTAGCATCCTTTAATCCACACGATACCGTGATTTGTACTATCAAAATTGCAGGTGCTGACCCCGATAATGCAAGTAGAGAAATACAATTTTTAACTGCTGATAAGCCTAAGAACGCTGTGAGTGTCGCATATAGCGATGGGGGAACATATACAGAAACACTTTCCCTTATAGGGGGGGTTGGAGGCACAACAATTTCAAATAAGTTAGGCGACCTTACTATTCAAGATGGTTCAACAGGAGGTATTATTATTGCTGGTGATAAAGTCGGATTAGGTGGTACTTCCCCTAGCAAGGATATTCACATAGAAAGAGATTCGGGAACTGACGAATTAGTGTTTATCAAAAATACTAGCACAACGGGCAACAAAGGACTATTCATAGAAACTAGAGGTTCTGATACAGACTTGGCATTTGATATTACAACAACAGGAGGAACTTCAAAAGCGTCAATTGATTCGACAGGTAAAATTGTAAATGCTTCGGATATGGAATTAGGGGGTAATCTACAAGTCGGAGGAAACATAATCAAGGCTTCTGATGGAGGTTCAACAATTACTATGGACACCAATGATAATGTTACAATTGCAGGAGATTTAACTGTTGCAGGTGGAGATATTTTAGGTCCGACTGATGGTGCATTAACTATTAAAGCCGATACTGATATGATATTTAGAATTGATGCTGATAGCGATGGTGCTGAAACTTTTCAATTCCAAACTAATAACGGAAATGAAGTTATGAGTTTAGATGAAGCAGGTAATTTACAGATTGATGGAGATTTAAATATTTCAGGTGGTAATCTTGTTACAACTGCTGTTACTGCTGATTTAGAATTTACTGCCGCTGCTGGATTACAAAGTGCGGCTGACCATTATATTACAAATAATGGTGGTAAATATGAAGGATTTATATATGCTGCTGGATTATTAGCGGCTGATTCACCAACAGGTTCTGATTTAGGAATGGTAACACATGTAATTGAACCATTGTTAAGTGATGCTACTGCAAACCCCATATCATTTAGAAATGAAGTAGTGTATTTAGGAACTTCTGTAAAAAATCAAACATTCACACAAGAAATTAAAGAAGCAGGTATTCCTACCCATATTAAATATGATATGCTTGTTGAAGGTATAAATGCACCTGCACCTATAAATGGTTTAATTGGTGGTGGTGGTTTTGTATGTATAGATAGCCCTGATGTTGCATCAGTTAGTAAGAAAAAAATAACATTAGTTAACACTTCAAATGTACCCTGTTATATTTTAACTGCTTCTAGTTCTGGTTCACCTACATATGGTTATCCAGGATTTCATAAAGGTCTAAAAACAAGAGATTATTTAAGAACAGATATATCACAAAATACTGTTAATTTAAGTAGATGTTTAGAAACTAGTGCTTACAATGGTTATAATAGTCAATCTAATATTTTTATTCCGACAAATGGAGAAACTGCATATTTATTAAAAGCAGGTTGTTCAGTTACTTTACATGCTATTCAATTAACACAAGAGAGCGACCCTGCTTATCAAGTACAAGAATTTCAAGGGTTTTTCCCACAAGACCCTAGAGCATATTGGATGGTTAGAAATAGTGCAGAAGGAACAATAACAGGTAAAATTGCACATAATACTACTATGCCTTCTATTGTTTTAGGACCAGCACAATCAGGATATTCAATATATGCTAGTTTTCCTCTTGGGCAATTTATTATTTTACCACCTACACCTGCTATTGGTACACAATATTTCATATATGCTATGCATGATGTTACAGTAATATGTAGAAATGCTGCAAATGGAACTACTGATGCTGGTGGAACAACTGCTACTGATGTAATTAGAGATAGTGGTGCTGATGTAAATACAAAATCAATGGGTTCAGGAACTATGGCTACCTTTATTTATGGACCTGATAATAAATGGTTAGTAGTAGGATGATTAAAATGGATTTAGCAATACAAGGAATGATGCTTATTAAAAAGGGTGTAAAAGCCCGTAAAAAAAGATTAGCAGGTGGAGGAGGAGGAAGTGCAGGTACTTTTCCAAGTGGTTCAGTACCTCTTGAAATGGGTGTTGTAAGTAGTGAATATGTTGCAGGACTACCTAATCCATTTGATACTCAATCAATTGCAAGTGTAATGGTTAGAGATAGCACTAAAACAAATGCTAGTGGTGTTGTATCTTTTGCACAATTAACGAATGCAAGTGGAACTAATATTAATTCAAGTTCTCAGCCTGAATTAACTGTTGCTGATTATATTGCTTCTAATTTAAGAGGTCAACCATTACCTTCTACAAATTTTTCTAATCCTGTTCAAGCAGGCGTTGTTTATATATCTACAAATTCTTTTACGGAAGATGCAAGACTCGCTTTTAGAGTACATTGTTATAATCAAAATAATTCATTTAATGGGGCTGAACTTATCGTAACAGATGTTGTAAATGAGGCTTCTGTTCCTATTTTAAGTAATAATGCATCACCATCATCACCAGCATTGATGACACATAACCCTCCAAGAAGCGGTAATATAATACTTGAGTTTGATACAAGGTCATTATCAAGCGAAGCAGAACTTATTTTACAATTTCAAATTAGGGTTTCACCCAAAGTAGGTGGTCCTCAAGAAACAACAACGGCAGACCCTTCTGACCCTGCTTCTCTCTATGTAAGTTCATCTTATATCAAAATAGGATTTTTACCATGAGGATGTTTATATAGTTTATTAAATGTACATAAAATAATGAGGGATTAGTATGAAAGACTTAGATGAAATTTTAAATAAAGACCAAGAAAGTAAAATTAATTGGATGGTTGGAGAAATATATTATCTTAAACAAGAAATGAAAATTATTAAAACTAATCACTTACACCACATAAATGAAGATATTATTATGTTAAAGAAAAAACTATACCTTATTACAGGGGCTATTGTAACATTTTTAACTGGTTTAAATATGATGTGAGTATATGGAAAATATATCAATACCTGATGAATTGTGTGTTGAGTTTGGAGATACAAAACAATGCATGGAAGGAGAATATCTTTTAGCAGCAGTTATGCTAGAATGTTGTTTCTATTTTATAGCCTTTGTTTTTGGAGTAAAGGTTATTGATTGGTTTAGAAAAATATTAAGAGGTGAGAAACATAGCAAGCAGAAAGTACGACCAAGACTACTACAAGAAGAACAAAGATAAGATACAAAAAAGTAATAAGAAGTATAAATTAAAAATCCGTAGGTGGTTTCAAAAATATAAAAAAACATTAGAGTGTAGACAATGTAAAGAGAATCACCCTGCTTGTTTAGAATTTCATCATGTTAGAAAAAATAAAGATAATGCAGTTTCCAATATGGTAGCGGCAGGTTATTCTAAAGAAAGAATTATGAAAGAGATAAACAAGTGTGTAGTATTATGCGCTAACTGTCATAGAAAAATTCATCATCCTAAACAATAAAAATACGAAAATTGCAAAATGCTAAAAATTACAAAAAAAGCCGAAAAAAAAATGACCCCTCCCCGAATTAACGGGGAGAAGCCAAATTAATTTATTTAATAATTTTATTCTACCATTCAACTTTTACTTCTAACTGCTTGTCGTTTTCTTCATCATAAAACTTTACAATACCATTATCTTGTCCATAACGCCACAAATCATAAGTCAACTGTGAATCTTTTAAACAATAGTCTACAACTTCATCATATTCACCTGCTCGCCACTTAGCAACTGAATCTACACCTGACATAGATTTACTATCACCTAAAGTACACTTTACTAAATTATCTAAGTGTATTCTTTTACCATGTTCTTTTAATAGGTAAGCACTTGTATCAATACATCTATTAGATTTATCTTCTAAATATTTTCTAACAATATAAATATCCATAGAATCTCTAAGCACAGGTAAATCAAATGCATTAATATTATGTCCTAATAACTTACCGCCCTTTTGAAAATGGTCATCTATATCAAATTTAAATTCTCTTAGAGGTTTTACTTCAACACCTGATTTAACAAAAGAATTATTTACAGGTTCATCAATATAAACTACTCCTTTATCTCCATCCCATGTTGTGATACAAGCCACCTTAAATAGATGTTGATTTTCCCAACCTCCAATTTCGTGACTTAAATTCTTTGTTTCAATATCAAAACTTATTACTTTACTCATCTTCTTTCACCTTTAACTTTACAAATGTTTTACTTGTTCTTACTTCTTCAAACAAATGGCTGACTGATTGCCAATGTCGGTAGAACTTGTTTCTACCACATTGTTCCTGCTTTCTAAAGGTTTCTATCATTAATCTCTTATCAACCCAACCTGCAATACCATTTACTTTCACCTTTGGACTTGTAGAATTATATGCCGCAATATACATCTTTTCATTATTTTTATCAGCCAATCTCTTAGGTCTTTTCTTTAGTTTATCTGTAAACCAACCTGTAATAGAATCAAAAGATTCATCAGTCAATTGACGACCTTGATTAATATGCTTTGCTGTAATAACTTTACTTCTTTCTGCTATTGCACAAAGACCTGCGGCAATACATATGTTATTAATCATGTTCATTAAGAAAGTATTTAGTGCTTCATAGATATTATCATCAAAGTTATTCATATACTTTCTCATTCCTTTCCAAACAGTTTTCAATCTTTTTTGTGCGTCATCACTAAACATTACTACTTTTCTTGGGTCGCCATCTTCTTCTTCTAATCTTTGTTCAACCCATCTATATGTATTGTATAACATTTCAGCAAACTCTTCTTGATAAGGTGCCGCACCATCTTCTCCTTCTATAATTTCACCAATCATATCAATGTAATCTTCTTCCATTTTTTGTTTTAATGATTCAGGAACTTCTCTAACATATAACCACATTCTTTGAAAAACACCCTTAGTTAGAATAACCTTTTCTAATCCTTCAGGTGGTAATGTTGTTGCCCATAATGAACGCTGAGAATCTACTACTAAATCACGACCCCATTCAGTTAGTCTTTTTCTAATCAAATGTGAATCAGAATCTAACCTATTCATAAACTTTTGAAAGAGCATAACTGTTTCTTGCTTATGTTGTGATTCCTTAAAAATACCTGAATGCTCAAACTCATCAAAAGCAATAATACCACTACCATACAAACTACCATAAATAGTCATATCAATTAATTCTGGTATATCATAATCTTCATCATTTCTTGCATCTGCTCTACTATAATCAGGGTTAGGTGTATTAATTTTCATAGTACCTAACAATGCTTGGTCTGTAAAACTATCAGGATTATTAAGAGTAAATTCCTTAACACCTGTTAATGGTAATGATGGTTCATCTCTTGTTGTAGGATGATTGTTAATCAAATTAAATGTTCTTTTCCAAACAGGAGAAAGAAAATCAAACATTGTTGTCTTTCCACTTCTTGCTGTTTGAATCCAACAATAATGTATTCTAGGGTCAAGTGATAATCTACCAATTGGTATTCTCACCATATCCTTTAACATCTGTCCTAAAGTAACATAGTAACTCATTACTGCTGGATATTCATTATACAAAGAAAACTCACCAACAACATCACGCCATCTTAAAGCGTCTTTTGGTAATTCAGTTTTCTTAGACCTAACTACTGTTAGACTATCACCTTCATTCATTTTTGCTAATGCATCATACATATCCCATTCATCTATATCTAAATCTTCTGCCATCTAATATCTCACCTCTTCTTCTGAATTTAATGCCTTTAAAATACTATTTGCTGTAACTTTACCAACGCCTTTATGTTTAGTTATATCTTCAACACTACTCATTGATATTTCAGCAATACTTCCAAAGGTCTTTAATAGGGCTTTTGCTTTTTCAACTGAAACGCCCTGTATCTCAGTTAATACATCTACTCGTACATCATCTGTTTTTATTTTCTTTGGTAATTCTTTATGTATAATTAATTCTTTATCTATATGTTTTGTTGTTGCTGCTATTATATGTGCGGCTGTTCTATAACTATCTACCCATACAGGTTTTACATCTGTATGTAAAGCAATAGAAGCAAGTGCACCTACAAACATTTTCTTTAATTTATTTCTCCATGCTACTGTATTGTGTTTTGTTCTCTTTAAATATGATACTGCGTAATCTAAATCTCCGTATATTAATATTATATTTTTATTATATGTTCTATCCATGTTATCTAATTGATTAAATATTCTATTGTTTCTTACTGATTGTAAAAAATCTGCTGAAGTTTTTGCTTCAATACAACAATCCCCTACAATATAATCTCCTATTTCTAACCATACCTTTTCGTAATCTATATTTTCTCTTTTACATATTTCTATTAAATGTCTTGATAATTGTGAATCTTCTCTACTATCTATTGTTATCATTGTGAATACCTCCAACATTTACCTACACATAGACCCTCATTGATTAATGTATCACAACTTGGCGACATATACCTACCATCAACAATAAACCTTACATGACCTTTTGTTTTGTTTGCATTGTAATCTATCCATGTATCTTCATTAGATGCTATGGTTTGTATCTCCTTTTCTATTTCATTCTTAATAGTCGTCAATACATTACCATTTACTTCTCTAGGTTTACAATTAAGACCATGTTCTAATACTGCCATCTCAGATAATATTTCGTTATACCATTGAACAAGTAAAACTCTTGCTCTATGATTAGGGTTTTCAGCCATAACTGCATTTTTTAAACAAGGAAGTATAGGTAAATTTCCAGGTGAATCTACTGATTCAATTTCAATCTCTACTGCTTCCATACTTTTTACATCAGGCCAATCTATTAACTTATTACCATATACAACAGGTTCAATATTTCGTATGCCCTGTTTAGATAATTTAATTATTGAAGGTAGACCTCTATGTAAATCTTCTGATGTAATAGGTATACACCATGTACTAGCACCTAAATGATATGTGTTTTGTATTCTTCTAAGACGACTAGTATTGATAACTACTTTATCTAAATACTTGCTACCTTTAACTACATCGTGACAGATATTAAAGAATGCTTTTATGTTCCTAATAGATGTAACCTTACCATATGCAAATATATGAAAACCTCTACCTGAAAAAGCAATAGTATGTTTGTAGTCTTTATCTACTAACCAATTGTGCATAGTTAATACATCTTGATATAATTCGGGTAATGATTCATTATCTCCATGAGCATCAAAGTCCAAAAAGATACGGTCAAGAATAACTGAATATTCAAGACCACGATTAGGCGTAAAGAACTCATAGTCGTATACAGAAGTAAAAAGATTCATCTTACCATTATAGGTTTTAATAAAATCATTATATTCTTCTTTATTATTTACTACTATTCTTGACGCTTCTCTTGCATTACTTCTTAGGCTTCCCGCCCACATTTCTCTCGGAAATCTCATTTCTATCACTCCTTCTAAAAATATGTATTGAACAATAAAGGTTTTCAGGATTAGTTAATTGTGCTTTACATCCTACAACCTTACATCTTCTTTTCATATCATTCCCAACTCTTTCTTATCTTTATCATCTAATTGTTTTGTGTCTTGTCTAATTCTTTCTTTTAAGGTTGTTATTTTATCCTCTTGTGTGGGTTCTTTTTCTTGAACCACTTCTTTAACCACTTTAGGCTTAGTATTGTTGTTATCATTAAAACTCACCTTTGCTTCTTTTAGATATTGATTAACAATAAAGGAAACCATATCACTTAATTCTTCTCTAAGAACTATTGAAATTATTTCTCCTACAGTTATAATTTCGTTAGACATAGCACTATATTCAGTATCTCTTACAATAAGATATTTAGTTTCAGAATCCATTGAATCAATTAATTCTTGTACAATACTATCAACAGTTTTATCCATATTTAGTACATCGTTTAAACTCCAATCTCTTGATAAAACTGTATCTTCAATAATACCACTTTTAAGAAAACCATCATAACTAGAACCAGTCATGTTGACTTCCTCCTGATGCTGCTTCACAATGGTCATAATGTCCACAATGAACACACTTCTTATAATAATAAGCGGCAGGGAACTCATTTTCGTTATATGCATTAATTAGTTTATCCATTGAATTAAGAACAGCCGTGGTTGACCTCTTTTGTACTTCTTCAGCATAAATGTAATTACTTGCAGGGAAATACCAGCCCCAATGTGTAATAGGAATATCAGGGTCTAAACCTGCTTCTCTAATACTATCAGGGTCTGCATTCTCAAATAACAATTTATAGAAAGCCATCTCTTTACGCATATTAGTTTTCTTAGTATCTTTCCATGCACCTGTCTTTAATTCCATAGGAATGTACCCACCATCTTCATAAAAGATACGGTCAATAATACCTTGTAGATGAACAGTTACACCATCTTCAGTAGTAAAAGAAGCATTAACTTTCACTTCATTACCAATAGGAATAAAGTTATCAAGTGTATCTTCTTCAATACATTCTAAGAATCTTTCAGTATTATATGCCGTCATAGCACGATAAATATCTTCATAGTCATCTTCGGGTGCTTCAGGGTAAATACTTCTAAAATGCTTTTGTAATTTCATAGGCTCATCTTTGTATTCTAATGCTTCTTCAACATTAACCATCTTCCAAAAATCTTCTTCAGCGTTATGGATAATTGTACCCTTTAGCATAGCAGGGCTAGTCTTTTGTTTAATATCATCAAGATACCCATATTTGTAGTTAATAGGACAGAATTGAAAACTACCTAATGATGATTTAGTAATCTTCAAAATAGGTCCATCTTCTTCTTCAGGATTCCATTTGTATGTATATTCTCCATTTTCTTCTCTCATTCTAAACACCTTCACGAAGTTTGGGTCTGGTTTTCTTTCAAGTTTTTTAATTCGTCTATTAGTAGACTTGCCCCCTTTCTTGTTAAGTTTTCGGGAACTTCTCCACCTAATTTTCTAATATAATTTAATTGTCTTTCTGTTGGTTCTGCATCAGCATTTTCTTCTGACACTCTTGTTTTACCTTCCATATTCTTTCTTAATAAAGAAGCAGTAGTTAAATCGTGACAACGCTGACATAATTCTACTACATTTGCTCTTGAAGATATTAGATGGTCTAAACCTTCTTGACGACATTTATGTTGAGAAATAATATGATGCCATTCGGTATAACCTTCAGCACCACATATTTCACATGAGTTTTGTTTAACCCATAATGCCTGCTCTTGTTTTTCTAATTCTTGAATCTCTTGTTCTAATTGATTATATTCAATTTCCAACACATTCATTCTTGCTCTTTTTTGTTCTATTTCTCTTGTCTTACTGTTTTCTCTTAACATATTTACCACCACTCACTTAAACTTAATTGTTTACCTGTTTGTGAAATTTCATTTAGATTCCAATCCAAACTATCATAGATTAGATTTACTTTCTTCACGATTTCTGACTCAGCAATTCTTTCCCAATTAATAGGAAAGTTATCAATTACTTCATCAATTTTTTTACAAGCGATGTAATCAACATCTCTTATTCTACCTTCAAATTCATATCTTCTTGGATAACCTTTGATAAGTTTATTATTTACTGTATAGAAGTAATAACTATCACCTACTTCTATTTCACCAATACCCTGTTCATTGTAGAACAAAACACCTGCTACTCCACCAGCAATTGATTTATATTCTTCTAAAGGAGTTCTAAGTCTACTTCTCTTAATAACTTCTTTAAAGTCAACATCTCCTTTTATTATTTCTTTGTATAACTTTCTAGCATAATCAGTTACTTCTTCTTCTGATTTAGATGAAGCAACCATTTGTAAAACTGTCTTTTGAAAAGTCTTTGCTACTTTTGTTTCATTACTCTTTTTCATTTCAAATCCCATTACAAAGAATTCATCGTCAATGTATTCACCATCTTTCCAAGATAGATACCCACAATAACGATTCTTTTTCTTAGATAGGAAAAATGTCTTAGCGTATTTTTCAAACTCTAACTCAACACATTCATTGAATACTTCATTTCTAATATATTGATTTAGTAATAGACATAATGCTTCAGCATCAGCAACATCTTTTACTTGGACAAAGATAGAATCTGTATGTCCGTAAATAACTTTGTAGCCTAATTCTATTGCTTTGAATGCTACACTTCTCATGGCTTCTCTTGCACTTGCAGTAATAGATTGAGCCATTTCCATATCGCCCCAACCATAACCATCTTTTGCTAATACACCATAGAAAGCGTTAACTGCTCTTTTAGTAGCCATTTGTGCTGAATCCCATTTTCTATATTCCTCATCTGTCTTAGCATTTTTTCTATTTGCTTTGTATTCATCTCGCAACTTCATCATACTAAGAACGGCTTTAGGTAAAATACCTAAATCTTCTTTACTATAACAAACACTAGGCGTTCCTTTATCCCAATCTCTTAGATTCTTCGGAACGGTAAAATCAACTTCATAGCCTTGCGTTCTTTTTGTTTCCCATGATATATTTCTTGAAGCCATCATACTAGGATAAAGTGATTTAAAATCAAAAACAGCAATATCTCTATGCAAACCAAATGTATTTTCTTTAACAGGGTCCATAACGAATGCCGCTTCAAAAGGAATCTTATTTCCTTTAACTCCTGTTGGTGCTTTCCAATTAGCATGACGCATAAAATATGCCGCCCCCATTTGTGAATTATGAAACACACAATCAAAAGGACAAATCATCAGCCTTTGAAGTGCTAAATCATTTTCTGTAATGTTCATAAGTTCGTCAATCTTTACCATAAGTTCTACATCTACTCGGTTATATTCAAGAAATACTTCGGTATCTTCTAACCATGAGCGTTGGAAAAACTCATCATCATCAAACTTAGCATTTGACTTTTCTTTACCAATATCTTCACCTAATAATCTTCTTGAACAATAGTCTAAAGACAAAGAAGGTAGTGTTCCTTTCTGACTATCAATCCATAATCGTTCAAATCTACTCATTAAACAATAAGTAATCCTACCTTTGATTGGTTGTGAGTAATTGTTGTAGTTAACATTATTGACTTTATTATGAGTTACCCCTTTTACTTCATTGTAAGGACTTAATCTTCTAGGATTAATGTCATTTTTTACTAGTCTTTTAATAATTGTAGGAATATCAAAACCTAAAATATACCAACCAATAATCATATCAGGGTCTTTATCTTCAACAAACTCTACAAAAGCCTTTAGCATTTCTTCTTCATCTTCATAAACTAAAATATTATCATACTGTGGAAGTGGTTCTCTTGGAAACCATGTCATTACATTATATTCTTTATCATATGAATCGTAAAAACAAAGGGCATTTATTGCCCCATTATATCTACCGCCTACTTGAGTTTCAATATCAAGAAACCATTTGCGTAAATCATACTCAACAATATCTTCCATTTCATCATTAGTATATTTTCTAGCCATAGAAATATCTGCTTCATATGTAGTATCCCAATTTTCTCTTGCTTTATACAAATCACCCATTGTTTCAAAATAAACTTTTACTAAAGGTTTACCTGATAGTGATTCCCATTCACCAAAAGTATAAGTTGGTCTAATTCTATTGACTCCAAATCTTGTATTACTCTCTATTACTTGAGGCATTTCATCTCCTCTTTCAATAAAGAAATAAGGTCTGTATGTTGTAGACACCTCTTCTTGTCTAACACCATCTTTATTTCTCCATCTTTTGTGTATATTATTATTCGCTTCTACTATAATCATTTAATCACCTCAATACAAACCATGTGGTTTTGCTTCTAATTGTCCTGCTTGTGTAACTCTAACAAACTCTACTTTATGTTTAAATTCATTTAAATTGAGTGCACCAACATAAGACATACTGCTTCTGATACCATCATTAATATCATCTACAATACGCTTTACTTTTCCTTTGTATGGTAAAATCTTTGAATTACCTTCTACATGATTAGTTTCTCCTCTTGCTAATTTTGAATCAATTGATGCTGAACCTTGATATTTTTTGTATAATTGTTCATTAGGCCAAAGACCGCTTTTGTTTATTGTTCCAGGAGTTTCTTTTGTTCCTGCAAATAAAGAACCAATCATTACTAAATCAGCACCAAGACCTAATGCCTTAGCAACATCACCTGTTGTTTTACAACCACCATCAGATATAATTGGAATATCTACTGTTTCTATACATTGTTGTAAAGCATTAACTTGAGGAATACCAACACCTGCTCTAATTCTTGTTTCACACATAGAACCATTACCAATACCTACTCTTAATGAATTAACTCCCCAACCTTCTAAATCATACGCTGCTTCAGCAGTACAAATATTACCTGCTAAAATATGCATATCTTCATCAATATCTTGAATATAATTAACAGTATCTTTAACCATTTTATGATGACCATGTGCTACATCAATACACATAACATTAAGATTAGTCCAAGATAATAATTGGTCTATTCTATGTTTTGCTTTTTCACCAACACCTACTGCTACACCATATGGTATTTGTTCTGCTTCTAATGATAGAAAATCTTGCATTTGATTTTCTACTTTATCAAATCTATGAATAATACCTAATCCTCCTAATTGACCTAATCTTTTAGCCATTTCAAAACCGCATACTGTGTCCATAGGTGAAGCAATTAATGGTTGTGTTAATTCCATACCTGCATAATTTATTTCAGTATTACAATTTTGTCTTGATGTAATTTCTGAATACTTAGGTATAATACTTATATCATCAAATGTTAATTGTTCTCTCATATTATTCTCTCCCTAATACTTGGTTCTTTGTAATTTTTAAATCACCTAACACCCATCTTAATCCGTAAATTACACCTTCTAATGCTTTGTAATTTCTCATATGGTATACTCGGTGTTGTCTATCCCCTTTTCTCATATTCATATAATGTTTATTTTGTTCTTGTTCTGCTTCATATAACATTTGTTCAATATCATCCCAACTTCTATTATAAGAAAAGTGTTCACTATCTCTTGTTTCATTCATGTTTTTCCCCTCTTAGTTTTTTTAAAACTTGTTGGATTTTATTTTTCCAAACTTGTTTTTCTTCTTTGCTCATTTCATTTATATATTTCATTCTTCTTCCTCCTCATCGGGTACACATAGATTAACAATAAATTCTGTTTGAACATCTTGAATGTCATAATTATTTTTTATGTTTTGTAAAAAGGTATCTAATGAATCATGTAAATATTTTACAAACTCATCATCATCTAATTTACCGTAATCTTGTTCACAAATAGGAAATTCTATATTCTTGTAACCTCCTACTTTACTTTTAATTACATAATAAAAAGATGTAAAGATATTCATTCTTCTTCCTCCTTTATTTGTTTTAGCGGTCTAATACCTTGTATACAAGGCAAACATTTTCTAAAGCCCCTATGGGCTAGATTCATACAATCTTTTACAACACATATTCTCATTTCATTCATCTCCATTCATTACATTTATCATTTTTTTCCATTCTTCAAATGTATAGGTTTCTTTATTACTAGGTGACCTATACTTACCTAGACTTAATTCTAAAAATGCTTCAGTCATTCCACATTTAGAACATATTTCTGTTTCATTATTATACCTAGATAAAGCACCAGGATATTTACCCTTATGTTTTTCATTAGGTATTGCCCCTCCACAAATAGGACAATTATCTGTTATCTCCGCTTCCATGTATAACGCCTCTTTCACTTCTAGATTTCAACTTGAGTACATTATTTTCTGCTATTTCTTCAAGAGTTAAACCAAATTCATTTGCACAATTAGCAATATACCACAATACATCACCTAGTTCATTCATAATATCTATTTGACAATCTTCAATTGATTTATTATCTCTAATCATCTTTTTTACTTTTTCAGCAACCTCTCCTGCTTCACCTGTTAAACCAAGTGCTGTATAATACAAACCTAGTTCTTTAGGATAAAGAGCAGTAGATAATGCTAATTCCTGATATTCATTCATTGTAGTCATTCTTCTTCCTCCTCTTTATTCATAGCCTTTTGTAGATATTGTGTAATATCTGCAATTAGATTAATCTGTCCTAAATGATAAGAAATTCTTTCTTCAACAGTCATTTCACTATTTGTTCTTTCTTTCATATATCCTTCTAAGTCATCATAACCTGCTTCTTTTAAAGCAAGTTGTAATTCACTTGTTGCTGGTCCTAAATAATTTAATAAATTCATTCTTCTTCATCTCCTTCTTTATTTTTCTTTTGTTCTTTTTCGTGCTTACAAATTGGGCAATCATCAATATATTCTTTACACCAACCATTATCATGTAATATTTTTGCTGCTTCCATATTAATCAGTTGTTGAAAGTATTGTTGCATTTGTAATATTAATCCTAATACTTCTTCAATTGGTTTCTTTTCTATTTCTTCTGTCATTTTATTCACCTTTGTATTCTTGGTGCTCTTAGCATAGCAAATCCACCACTAATTACTGATAATGGTGCATCGTCATTAAAAGATAATACTGTTGTAGCACTATCTAAATGCTTATAGAATGGGGCACTAACATCCATTGTTGCTTCTATTCCTAAATGTTCTACGGGTTCTATTTCTACTATTACTTCTTCAGTTTCTTTAGAAGAACTAACTTTAAGAACTTCACCATTAAAATCCAATTGAAAAATTGAATTTCCAACGGCTTCACAAGATTTCATAGCCTCTTGTAATTCTTTAGTTGAAACTTTGATTCTTGTATTGAGAGTTGTTTTTGGAGTAATAGCAATTCCTTTTTCCATGTCACGATTAACATTATAGTTTTGACTTGTTCTTAGAATAGCATCATTACTTTCATGTCGTTCTAAAATAGGAATCTTAGCGGTCATACCATTTACATTAACTTTGAGAACATTATCATCTAAAGCGATAGTAGTAATACCATCTTTGAGATACTTTAGAAGAATATCTGAATCAATAGCAATTCTACCTGATTCAGTATTATATTCATTATCAATATTAATTTTCTTTTGAACATATGTATAGTTATCACCATTATATAAATAACATTCATCACCAATACTAATTACAATATTAGATGCTAATGACATATTCTTATTAGTCAACCCACTATTCCATTTACCTTTCAATAAAACACTTTCTATATCTTTCTTAAATTCTTTTCCATCTATTCTAAATTTCATTTCTATCACCATTAAAAATATTGGGGAAACAACAAGGGCGGAGGAAGAAACCCTATCCTACTGTTGTTTTTTAATTGGACAAAACCCCAACTATCATCGGTTGTGTAGGCTAATTATTTAGCCTGTATAACCAATTTAAAGAGTACCAATCTTTAATTCCTCTAATCCATTCCAAGTAATATTTCCACCATCACTTTCCATTAATGTAAATACTTGACCTACATTTTCTGAGTTAGTTTTTGATTTCTTTACTTTGGCAGTTAGTTTCAAACTCTTTCCTCTTTCTTCTACATTACACTCAATATGCTGATAAAGTTTTGCAGTAGTAGACTTTTCCCAATCGGGCTTTGTTCCTACAATATCAAAACCATCATGCACTTCTTTCATATGAGTAATAAAGAACTTATGACAGTTTAACTGACAAGCAGCCTTAAACAATCTTTTGTATTCTTCATTTCTTGCAAACCATTGTGTCGGTACCATTTTTACTTTATCTGCTGCTCTTGGGTCTTTACCTTTAATATGATTTAAACGAGCAATCATGTTAGTAGTATCTAACCATGAATCAAGTCCATCAAAAATAATTGCTTTAACAGCCTTTACTTCAACTTCTTCACCATCATATTCAATCTTACCTGTTGTAATTGCTTCATTAACCATAGCAATAAAGTATCTACTCATATCAGATGTTGCTAAATAATCAACAGTCATATCATCATTATATACATAAGGATTAAAAATAACTACTTTTTCATCTGCACTCCAATGTTGTCTCCAAGTTGGTTCAGCACCTTCATCATAATCTAATACAAAAATCCAATGTGTATCTTTTTCATCATCTGTACGACAATCTAATGCTACACCTGTTTTACCTGTTCCTGGATTTCCACTAATACCACAAATCATATATGCTGATTCCTGTTCTAATAGATTCTTTCTTTGTTGCATGGCTCTTAGTTTTGCTTGTTTAAAAGCACTAATTCCATCTTCATTCTTTGCTTGTGTTAATACTGCACCAGCCGCATTTCCTTTCTTATTTCCTATTCCCATTTCATTCATCTCCAATCAATTCTTTATATTGTTCTTTTACTTCTTCAAATTGTGTTTCAAACACTTGTCTAGTAAACATTTTACCAGACTTCATATGTATTCTAATTGAATACATATCTTGCTCACTAATGACTTCATCATCAGCAATCTTTTTCCATTCAATTGTTTCTACTTCATCTAAGTCTAAACAAATCTGATTCATTCTAATATATCTTCCTTTCATTTTTTTCACCTTTATTTGGTATAGGCTTCGCACCTACATGACCGTCATTAACGCCTACGATTACACATCATAAATATATCAATTCATTTCCGCTAGTCTATCAGATAATAGCAATAAGGCTGATGCCCACAATCCAACAAAGATACCTAAGTTTTCATCATGTAAAGCATAAATACCAATACTACCTAAAATAGATACTAGACTACTATAAAATCCTATTTTCTTATAATTCATTATAATCACCAATAGTTAATTTCTTCATCTGTTGCTACTGCTTCTTGTGGTGCGCCTAATGCTACTCTTGGTAGAATACCATAAACATTTAGAGAAACAGGGTTATATTCATCTTCAAGATAATTACCATCTTCATCTTTCTTTTGTGTTTGGTTTGTACGACCAACAATAATTACATCACTACCTACACCAAAATCAATATCAATGTTAGAAGGAATCCAACAAGGGGTTGAATCAGGTAAATCATCTTCATCAAAACCATAGTTTGCATCAGCAGGTTCAATCCATAATACACAGTTTCCTGTCTTTTCATTTCTGTTTAGATTCATGCTACTAACAATTCCATCTGTAATACATAGTTTCATTCCTGGATTTTGTGCTTGAGTAGTATGGAAATCTTCAATTTCAATTAGGTCTGCAACCCAATCACCCATACATTCACCAACTAAATCTTCCATAGAAAGAGAACTTGTATCAACATACAAATCAGATTCAGGGTCTAAGTTCTTATTGTATTGTAGAGAACCAAGTGTTCTTCCCTTAATTCCATAAGCAGCATTTCTATCTTCATTAAACAAAGCATTCAAGTGTAGCCACTCAAAGCAATCAACATTAAATGATTTTGCTGCTTCATTCTTTAGTCCAAGAGTCCAATATTGATAATCTCCTGAATCAGTCTTTGCAATAAGATGTGCTCTCAATCTAAATTCTTCAGCAGGTAGAGGCTTTCCATAACGAGGGTTTTTATCTCCACTCATAAATGCCTTAATATTATCAATAGGAACAATCCACTTATCTTCATCTACTTCAATTGCAGAATTGGGTAATTGTGGAATATTCTTTGTTTCAACTTCACCATCAATAACTTGACTCTTTTCATATCCACCATCAACAAGTACAACTTCAGCACATCGTTCTTCATTAAATGGAGTATTAGGATTACTTCGGTAATCACTCAATAGAGTTTTTCTTCGCCATTCTTGAACATCTCTTGCAGGTTCAGCACCAACAATAAATCCAAAAGCATCATTACCAAAACTACTTCTTTGTGTTGAAGAAGAAGCACCCTTCAAACTACCTCTAACAAAATTACGAGTCAAGGTCAATGCTACCATAGCCTGTCTATCGTTATCTGTATCAAGATTATTTGAAGAAGCAATCTCATTATATTTCTCCATCATTTCTTCATTTGTTTTTCCTAACTTTGTCGCTAGTCCATTCAATTCATTTTCAATTCTTTCATTCATTTTTTTCACCTTTTCTTTTTCTTTTTCTTTTGTTTTTGTTCTACATAAATTGTGAAGCAAACCAAGACACTAAAATCTTCGGTGTCATATTACGGCTTCTCCATTCCATTTCTCCAATATGCGCTAGGCTCTTAAACATATCTTGTCTATTTAATTCCATATCTAATACACATTGATGAAGATTATTACATATTTCTTTTACACTTCGCCCAAGAAAAACTTCTTGTAAAAGTAAATCATGGGCTTTTCCTGCATTCCCTGAATGTAGGTATTTTAAAATCTCATTATAATTATTCATAAACTCCTTAGTTTTTTCTTTAAGACTAGTATTACTAAATGCACTTGCTTGTAATTCATTAATTGCTCTACGCATATCACCATTAAGTGTTTCACAGAAACTAACTACTTCTTCTCTAAGTGCTACTACTTGTTCTTCATTACATATATCCCATAACATATCAGTCATATCTTCTACATTAAGAGGAGTAAATAGATAATTAGCACATCTACTTCTAATAGGATATTCAACCATATGTTCATCATTACAAGTAATAATAAATCTAACATTGGTTGCTCTTTCCATTGTTCTCTTTAATGCTCTTTGAGAATCTTTAGTCATACCATCTAATTCATCTAACAACATAACCTTAAATGGAACATCACTAGTAGATTTTAGATTAGCAAATGTACTAATAGTTTCTCTAATAGTATCTAACTTTCTATCTTGACTTGCATTAATTTCTTTAAAGTCTGTATCAAAGTTTTCACCTAAGAATTGTTTAGCAAGAATTAAACCTGCTGTTGTTTTACCTGTACCACCCATTCCATAGATTAATACATTTGGCATATCATTTCTTTCAATCCAATACTTAGCATCATCAACAAACTTTCTTTGTCCTCTAATATCTTCTAACCTTTGTGGTCTATACTTTTCTGTCCAATTCATTCTTCTTCCTCTCCTATATATCCTAATCCTTTACATTCAGGACATGGCATTTCAATAGCCACACCTGAACCATTACATGATTCACAAATCATAGTAATACCAACCCAATCATAATAACAGTAGCAATATTTACTGCTGTTACAATTAATAGTATTCTATTTCCTCGTTCTATATTATCATTTAATTTATCTAATAATTCATTCGTCTTTTCCATCATTTTCAATCACTTCTTTCTTATTACAATCTTCACATGGTTTTGAATTTTTATAACCTGAACCATCACAGGTTGTACATATATTTATCTTTTGATAAGTATTACCTTTTTTACTTCTACTAACAACATAATTAGAATTAGTAGAACAGTAATGCGATACTTTACCTTTATGAGGAACATATGCTAAACTAGATGTTCTTTCCTGATTTTCAATATAAGTTATAATAGCATCAACAACTTGATGTGTACTTCTTTCAACACCGTCATTCATTATTTTATCTATATATCTTTCAGCAAATGTTTTCTTAAATGTTCTATCTTTTCCATTATATCGTCTAGCCATTATATCACCCCATCTCTACATATCTCATCGCTTCTTGTGGATTCATATCATTTTCATAAAAATCACGCCAAACTCTAAAACCTGCTTTATTTTTAATATCTTTATCTATATGTCCTAACCAAGTAGAATAGGCTACACCCATTCCTTTTCTAATATTTCTCATCTTCATTAGAAATCACCTAAACCTTTTTGTTTGCTAACTGTTATTCTTTGTTTCTTTGGTTTCTTTAAATTGAGTATCTTACATTCATCTGAATTTAATTTCTTAGTAGCCCATTTTGAATACTCATTGTTTTGTAGTAAAGATTTTACCAAATAACTATCTTTTGTTTTAAGATTTAATTTACTCATTATTTTAGGCACAGGGCTATATGTATATCTTTTAGCAAATTGTGGTCTACCGCTATGAAAACCTGATAATGAATATGTTAGTATTTCATAAAAATAATCAATAGACCATTTCCTCATTATACTATCAACAAAAGTAATATGATTAACATCTACATTAGGTGCTACCCAAGATAAAATTTGCATATCGCTTGGTTTATTGTGTTTCAAAAGTCTAAGTACATAATCTCTTTCCTTATTTTTTAGAATCTCCATATTTAAATCAAAAATTGATTTGTCTATTTCTTTAATAGATTCAGAATTAGGTGCTAATTCTTTTATCTTATTCTGTCTATAATCTTTACGACCTAATCTTTTTCTAGTACACATATTCATTATAGTTTTAGGAACATCTTTTTCATTTAAAGAAGTTAATACTACATTTTTATTAATTAAAATTAAATCTAATATTTTATCTTTATCAGGTTTATAATGTACATCTTCTATAATTACACCATGATGACGAGGATAAGAATATACATCTTCTATATCTATATCATTTGCTTGGTATCTAACATATGGTCTATTACCCATTAGTTCAATAGCCTTAGTAGTTTTACCACTACCATATCCTCCTACAAGTATAGGTGTTTTTTCTTTAGTCTTTGTTTTGCTCAACATCTTTAATCATCTCAATCAATCTTTCCATTCCATTATCTTCTAAGTGTAATTTCTCATTTAGATATTCTGTAACAATATCAAACTTAGTCCAATCACTATGAGAACATGGTACATTCTTAGGCATTAAAGTTCTAATTAAATCAACAGAACCCTTTTGTCCTACAATTAATACAGGTTTATCTCTATTGACTCCTTCGCTATCTCTAAGTATACAACTTATTTCTAATTGTTCAAACCTTCTTTGTAAGGCTATTAGAAAATCTCTTTTAGCCCTAAACATTATTCTAACTCTAACTGTATAGCCCGATTTACTTCTTTCACTATTGTATATAGTTACTTCAGGTCTAGCAACAGTAAGTAGTATTCCTTCTAATTGTTCTTTAGTAAACATAATATCACTTCTTGCATATATGCTGATACATAGCCTCTAAATAATCATCATTACTATTTCTTAGAATCATTCTAATAATATCAGCCTTACTGTATTTATCTAACTCTACAACCAATGCTTCATTTCTAGCCTCTACATATTCATCATACATATGACTCATTCTTCTTCACCGAAATCATCTAATGTTTGTTGTCCTTTATCTTGTAATTCAAGAGGTAGTGGTTCGTTTAATTTATCAACACAGGCTTCAAACAAATGTTGAGGCAATACACCTTCAATACGATAAACCATTAGTTTACCTACACATCTCAAATGGTAATATGATTCTTCACCATTTGGTAATGTTTGTATTAGTCCTTCTTCTGTACCATTAAACTCTTGACGACAATAATGACATATCTTTCCTTGTTCTATCTTTTTTATATTCATTGTTTCACTTCCTTTAATTGTGTTGGTTCGCTTTTATCATCACGATATTTAACAAAGCGAGGGAATCTCAAACCATATTCACCATTTTCATTTTGTGTTAGCATATCTCCTTTAACTTCAATAATCATATTATTATCTCCTTTATTATCATAAATATCCTTTAAGAAATCTAAATCTTCATCAGTAAAACCTGAACCTACAAGACCTAAACTAACTAATTCATCACCATCTTTTAATGCAATATGATAAGCACCATATGTTCCTGCTCTTTTACCTGCACCTGCATTAGCACCTGTTACAATACAATCTACATCTACAAGTGGTGGTTTATATTTCTCCCAACCTTTACTTCTTTTACCAAATTCATATGAAAGATTAGGGTCTTTAATAATAACACCTTCAAATCCAGCCTCAATTGCTTCAGTATAAAACTCAAGCATTTCTTCTTCATTTTGAATTTCTGTTGTTTTTGCTACAATAGAATCATCAAAGTGCATTTCTAATGTTTGTAGTCTTGTATCTAAGTTATCATCAAATACAGGTTGTCCACCATACATTAAACAATCAAACAACTTAATAGTTACAGGATTACGATAAATAACATCATCTGTTTTACCATGAATCCTACTCATTATATTCTTAAACTCAGCAGGGTTTCCATTTGTATCAACAGGATATATTTCACCGTCAACAATCCAATCAACAGGGTCTGCATTTTCTTTAATTAGAGGAATCAAATCATTTTCAAACTTAGATGTAATATCATCACCTTTACGATTAAAGATTTTAATACCATCTTCATTCTGATGTACTTGTGCTCTAATACCATCATACTTATAATCACACCATCTACGACCATGTGAATAATTACCTGTTTTAGCCAACATAGGTTTCATATAATTACCAGCAACAGGAACATAATCTACACTACCTGTTGAAATAACTTGATGAATAACATCATCTAAAGATAGGAAATGAGAAGCCTTCTTAATTTCAGCCGCTTTTAATCCATATGATTTAGACAACATTTTCTTTACTGCTGTTTCACCACAACCATGACGAGTTTCTTTTAATACAAATGCAGTTAACCACTTTCTACCTAATGGTGAAAGACGAGGCAATAATTCAAAGTATTGTTCATATGTTGTTTCCCATGAATCTGTATACAAAGCACCATAAACATCTTGAACATAAACAGGATTACCTTCAGGTGAACCAACCATAATATCATACAATGCTTCTGATAGACCACCATAAGTTTGACTTAGTGTAGTAATATCTTCTTCTTCCATATCCAATACATTAGTTAGTCTACTAATAAGACCGCTTTCACCTGAACCATTATTAGGATATGATTTAGTCCACATCTTGAAAGCCATTTCTTCTTGTCCTTCAAAATTAGTTCTATCAACAACATTAACCATTTGTGTTGGTGTCATTTCTAAAAACTGTTCATTCATTCTTGCATATTCTTCAAAATTCATTCTTCTTCACTCTCCATTAATTCTTTCCATTCTTCACTATATTTCCAAGGTTTTTCCATTAAATATAATATTTGTTCTACATCTAATCCTTGTGTTTCATGTAGATGTCTAGCCAATGCTAAAATATTATAATGATATTCAAACCATTTTACATTATTCGTCATTATTCCACTCTCCAAATTCTTCTTCATCTTGTTCTTCTTCTTCTTTCATCTTATCCTGAAAGTTTACAAATGCTAATTTAACATGAGCCTTAGATAGTCTTGTATTACTATCATCACCACCTGCTTCTATTTCACATAATACTGCAAACTCATTCATAATTTGTTCAATCCTAGTTTGAAATTCCATTACAGCACTCATAGGTAATTGTCTATTTGGTGCAATATCTTCAAACACTCTTTTTATTTCTCTTATACTAACCATTTTTCCATCTCCTTTTCATTAAAAAAATATTTTGGATTTCCATTTTTTAAGGGATGTGCAATCCAAACACTCCCACTTAGAGAATCAACTCTAACTATTTCATAATCTTTAGTTACTTTAACTGTATTAACTTCAGGTGTTTTACCATATAATCTAGTAATTTCTGTTGATACTTTATCCATGTTATCCATTATGTATTTAATAACTAAAGGTTCTTGAACTTCAACATAACCTTCTCTTTCCATTTCATATTCTCCTGTATTATTACAAACATTACATTTACTACCATTACAAATAGGACATTCTATTAATAGTGGTCCAATTACAGGAAATCTTATTCTTCTGAATCGTCTAACTCTATCATCTGAATCTTGCATAATTGTTCCTTCCCATTTAGTTTATACCATTTCATTTTTTCATGGTCACCAAGAACAATTGCTGAATCTAAGATAGGTTTTTGAGTATTAATTGTAAACCAATCTGTTCCACTAAAATATGCTTGACCAAACGGATGTGTATGAATCCAACACTTAAGAGGGATTTTCATACCTTTAACTGATTCATCTTTATAATCAACAAAACTTCTAGTTCCTTTACCAATAAACAAATTATCATCTCTATCTACAATAACAGAAACTTCTTTCTCGTTTAGTAAATCATGTGATACATGCCAAATAACATTATGAAAGTGTTCACTTTCAAAGTTATTATTCTGTTCTCTAAACGATTGTTTAATATTGTCTTTCATGTGTTCCCACAATTGCGGGTCTATTTCTTCATTTTTTACTTCTTCATTCATTTTTTCATCTCCTAATTCGTATGTTATTCCATATAGGTAATCAGTATCCAACTTTCATCACCTTCATCATAAATTGTGGTATATCTCTACCTGTCCATTTAGACCTTTTACCATCTCTACTCATTCTTTTTTGTTTATTATAATATAATCTGTAAGCATCTATACTATCTTCCATTTTGTAAACCATCGGCATAGCCTGATATGGTTGTTCAAACCCATTATCTTCTAACAACTTTGGTGGGTTCTTTAGTATTTCTCTTAATTTTGTATCTGATTTATGTACTTTATTATAACGATATGTATATTCATCACATAGTTCACAAAATAATTTATACAACCAATTGTAGTGTTGTGTAGATTTTCTAGCCCATATAGCAGAAGGGTGTTGTATGTGAGTTTCTTTGTATAACTTATGTCTAAGTTCTTCATTTTCATATACAACCCAACCATCATCATCAAGATACCTATCTACAACATGATGTGTAGTACACAATAACTGTGCATATTCTAAAATCATTTTAACACAATGTCTATCTGTGTGCATTTGAGCACATTTCTTTTGGTCATGGTCTAAATAAAATATATTCATTTCTTCATCTCCTTATATTTTTCATATGCTTTGTATACACTATTATACATAGAGGTATGAGTATTTCTAAACCATTCAACAAATTGTTCATCATCACTCATTTAAATCACCCATTGATTCTAAAGTGCTTTTGTACTTCTTCACCATTAAACCAACGCTGAATCCATTGAGCACCATAACCTGCAATACATACTTGCATAAAATGTACACCTTCAGCATCTTGTTCCCAAGAATCACCTTGACAACTAAATGAACCATCAGGTCCACTAGTAAATGTAGCATATAATTTAGGGTCTTCTAAATGTGAAATCATAGCAGCATTTCTACCTTGTGCTCTTAAGTCTAACCATTTAACATTTGAATTATACATAGTGCGTCTAATATCTAAATTATCAGCACAACATACAACTAAATCATAGCCCTTCAATTGTTGAGGAGTTAATACAGGGTATGGTTGTGCATCAATATTACAATGTTTAGCCATAGCATTTACTTTCTTATCATCAATATCATCTTCTGTAAAGTTTTGATATGTTAGATTCTTTTCTTCTACAATATCAGGGTCATATACAGTTAACTTGTATAACTTCGTTCTATTCAATTGAGGAATTAGAAAACTTCCAATTCCACCTGCGCCTATTATCATTACTTTTCTCATTTCTATCTCACCTTTTTCAAGTTTCTTTTTAGTGCTGGTAAACTAATACCAAATAATTTACAAGTTTCTTTTTGTGTTAGGTCGCTACATTCATAAAATATAGCACTTGCTAGACCTCTTGTTAATGTGTATGGTAAATTTTGCACCATTTCCTTTACCTCGTCAACATTAATATCTACTTCATTATAATAAGGTTGTAAATCTTCTAAATCAAATATACCACTTTTACTATAATGTCTATTAATTATTTTAATTAATCTATTTACTCTTGTAATACTTGCACCTAAGAACCTACAATACTCTTTAAGATATACTAATTGTTTTAAATCTTTAAGAGTAAAGTAAGTTATAGCACAGTATCTTTCACTTAATGTATATGTACTAAACTTTCCTGAGAATAATATAGTATTATAATTTTCAAGAATATCTTTTTTGTATTTACTTATACTAAATTCACTCAATAATAAATCTAATATTGGTTGTTCAGACTTCTGCACAGCGGCTGTACCTTCATTTAAAACAAAAATTCTATTTGCTTGAATCATTCCACATACATTACACACGGCTAGATTAATCGTATTATCCATATGTAAACTCTTTGAATTACAATTAAGGCATGGCATCCCAATCCAACCTAATTTCTGTTTGTCCTTTTGTATGGTCAGGAATATATCTACCAACTGTTGATACTAACTTAATTAACATAGGGTCATTCATACAAGCAAATGCTCTAGCCGCAAATTGGTCACCAACTGAAGCACCACTTGAAAGATTATCAATACAAATTGGTCCACTCCATTTATAACCATACTCATCATTATCAATTGTTGGTTCAGCAATAGCAGGAATTACATTATCATTGGTAGTAGTTCTTGTTAATACATATGTAGATACATCTTGAATACCACGCTTTGATTGATTATCAATAATCATCCAATCCGCTAATTTACCTCTAACATACATAGCCAACACTTCTTTACCATCACTCTTAACAAAAGTACCTTTCTTAATTACATCATAATCTCTTACCATGTTTTCAAACAATTCCATCGCTCGCTTCTCAACAATATCTTGCTTACGGTTTTGTTTAAGATATTCTTTCATAATTTTAGTTTGAGCATCTGTTGGTTTATTACCTGTTGTCTTCTCAAATAATTCTTCACATGAAATCATATACCACTTACCTTTCTTATGCCCATTAAGATATGTATTAACAAATGTGTTTAAATCTTTCAAACCCATTTCTCCCCATACTCCACTACTAATCTCTACTGCAAAATTAGTTGGTGCAATTTGCATTACATTCATTCTACAATTATGTTCTGTAACTTTACCTTCTTCTCTTTGAAAGAATTTGTAGGGCACTCTATTTTCCATAACATATGTAATATTTTCAGGCATATCAATACATCTTTGCATATAATCATCTAATGCTTCATCTGCTTCTTCTCCATCACCTGTAATATAACAAGAACGGAAAATAGTTCTTGCTAATGCTTTTACAAGAATATCAAGATTTGCATATACACCATTAAGATTATACCTAACACCATCTTTACGCAATACTGCTAGAAAACCACAGTTACCAATTCTTAGTAATGCGGATTTCTTTGGACTATTTCTAACATGGTCTACTACTCTTAATTGTTGTTTAATAGCATTAGTAAATCCTTCAATTGTTGGTTCTTTAGATGAGGCTATATTACCTCTTCTTGCATAAATATCAATTACTCTATCTCTTACAAATATCTTAGATGTAACAGTTGTACTAATAATTGAATTTCTATCATCACTTGCATGTCTTACTCTAAATTCTACTTTTCCCATTTTATTCACCTATTCTTTAATAATTCTCCTATCATTTCACTTGCTTCACTCTTAGTTAGACCATCAGGTACTTCGCCTCCAAGTCGCTTAATATATCTTACTTGTTTATCTGTCGCTTCAACTTCATTAGTAGATGTTGGGTCTATAATATTTAGCAAGGCATTTAATTGTTTTTCACTAAGTTCTCTTCTATTTACAATACGATTTCTCATATCATTTAAGAATTTATTTTCCCAAGAATTTTTACCCATATCAATTGTAAATGCGGGTATATCATAATACCTACATGCTTCCATTAAAGCCTCATCATCATATTCTTGACCTGTTTCTTCTCTAATTTGATTTGCCTTTTCTCTAAGTGCTTGTCTTCTAGCCTCTAGTTCAGCCTGTTGTTTTGTTTTTTCTTCTTCTACAATAGCAATTCTTTCTGCTCTTTCTGCATCTTTTCTATCTAATTCTTCGTTAAACTTTTCCATGCGAGCATATAACAATTGTACATCTTTCCATAATTGTTCATTAGGATAACCTCTAGTTTCTATTTGTCGTCTTGGGTTATCAGGGTGATTCCAACGCCAAACAACAGAAGCCATTTTACCTAATGAACCTACCTTTGTTTTAGCGATAGCCCAATGCTTCTCATATCTTTTTGTTTCATGGTCATAATAATTACCCTTTGACCTAACATTAATTCTCAAATCTAATTCCTTAACTTCATTGAAAAACTCTTCCCAATCATCACCATATTCAGACCACCACCATTCAGCCTTCATTGTTTTAACTGATTCTTTAATCCATTCAATGATTCTTTCTTCAGTAATTGCATCTGCTGGTATTCCTTTAATTTCTTTCAAATGTCTAATAATCATCCAATTAGCAATATGTTCTGAACCTAATATTTCTAAATTACCATTTTCAGTATTTTCAATTTCAAAATGCCATGCAATAGCATGACCACAAATACATTCTTTAGGATGTGCATTTTGATGATGTTCAGGTAATCTATAAGCAGGTGCATGCATTGGTATATACCATACATTACCTGTTGTTCTCCATTCATGTTTAGCAATATCCCAATCATCACTAACTGATTCTTCAGTTAATCTTTTAATTAAAGATATATTAAATGCACCACTTCTTTTTACATTAATTTCATCAGGTCTATCACCATCAATATAATGTGTCATATTAATAAAATCATCCATTTTAATCCCAATCCTCATCATCCATATCAGCATATGCTAGTTGTTCTTCTAAATAACCATTACAAAGTTGATTTAGTTTTTCTGCTAGGCTATTACAAATTCCAGGAATTGTACTTCTATGTAGACTTAGCCAAATCTTATGATATGTATTAATTACAATAACACAAGAGGCTTTATCATTTTCATTACTCTTAAAAATAAGAGCAGGTAATCCTTCATCATCAATCAATCTAAATTCTATTTCTTTTTGTTTTTTCATTTGCATTTCAATCACTCCATACTTATCAAATATTCTAGTGGGCTTTTCTTTAATGTCTGTTTGGACAGCAATATATGTGGAAACTTTTCCAACAATAGTGGAATAACTACATTATAGTCAATCCCACTATCATAACTTTTAGTCCAAACACTACCATTAGATTTAAGGCTAGTAACCCTAACTACTTCGTATTTTTCTTCATTCATATTTTCTTCTTTTTCATAATCCTTGCTTTCGCTCATTCTATCACTTCTTCTTTTTTGCACTTTTTGAAAAAACCTGACTTTTATCAGATTTATATAAGGTCGTGCTACCCTTTATTTACTAATACAAATTGTATTAGATTTCACATGTTCCACCTGCACAGGCTATTTCACCTTGTAGGTTGGTTTCATCTGTTAGTTCAATTACATTTGTTAGGTCTATGTTAGTCAAACTATCCCATAATTTGTCATACACATCACCTGTAATGCTCTCAAATGGTGCTTGCTTATATGAACCACCATCATAAGGTAAAACGCTCAAACCGTTGTAATATTTTCTATTATCCCACATCCATTTTGCTACATCATTCCATTCATTATCTCTAATTGAAACAGTAGCACTAACATTATGTGTATTCATACCTTGAGTATGTCCTTTGTTTACCCAATTAGTAGCAACCCACTTAACACGCTCTAGTAAATCAATAGCAGTTTCATCTCTTGTTATTGCTCCTTTAGGTGCTACTTGTGGTAATGAAATTACTGCGGTATCATGTGGTCTAAATACACAATCTTCAATTAAATTACTATGATTTTGTGATAAATAATTATAGATTGCTTCGTTCTTTCCTACTCTAATTCTTCTAATGTAATATTTATCATGCCATGCATGAATACCACTACTAGTTCCTAATACACAAGATGTAGTTCCAGCAGGTTTTACACAAGTAATTCTAGCCGCAGGTTTAACACCAATTTCTTTTGCAATTAATTGATTAACATCTTTTGCAATTTGAGCCGCTTCTTCTAAATCTAATTCAGGTAATTTATTAGATGCAATACCTGTCATAGATACACCAAGTAAAGCATCCTTTTCTGTTGTTGTTTTCCAAACTTCTCTTAAGTAATGAAAATCAGTATATCCTGCTTGTAATGTTCCTAATAATGTAGCAGCAGCAACTCTTGAATTTAAATCATCTTGACTTTCAATATTACTTACATTAATTTCTGTTAGATTACAAAATTGATTTGGTCTAAGTGCAATTTCACAACATGGGTTAGTTCCCCAATCTTTATCATTACTAAAGTATATTCCAGG